TGGTACAAGTGCTGTATGCTGATTAGACCATTGACTCATAAAATCAGATATTCTGCCCTTAAATCCAGGTATTCCTATCCATTCTCCATTCGCTGAAGCTCTATTCATCTGGTCTGCAGTAACCTTATTTCCTGTAAAGATACCACCACCCTTTGGAGATCGATTAATAATATCTAAGGCTTGTGACCTACGCTTATTCTTCTCTCTTTGAGGGTCTTTTAAATTCTCTACCAATCCAAATGTTTCTACATTGTCACCATAATCTTCAAAGGTATAGAAGAATGGTATTAATGGAAACTGATTATGTCTATATGGATTTGGTGTTTTTTCCTGTAAGACCCTTGCACCTGCAAATACAGTTACATAGGTCTTAGGAACGCTTTTAGACACCACATTTAACTCTACAGGAGCAACTTCCATCTCAGGTCTTTCCATAATACTTCTAATAGCTTCATTGGCTTTACGCTTGGTCTTGAAACCTTCCTGAGAAAATCGTCCTGTTTGTGGATTAACTAAATAAAATTCTTTTTCGTACTCTCTTTCCCATAACTCAATAATTCTTATCTTCTTACGATGTGCATCCATGTTATAGGCTTCCATGCTTTTAAAACCGTAATTAGGGTCTACATTCTTATATTTGTCGCCTAACTGTATGCCCGTTAAAGATTCTTCACCAATTAAAGACTCTTGTATATCTTCAGCGTTTTTAACATCTTTCAGTGCATCTGGAAACATATCCTTTGCTTTAGAGATAGATAATAGTTTAGTACGAGCTAATCTTCCCCACTGTGAACAATCAGGAGTAGTAGCCTCTGGATCCATTAATACATTGGCCCACGACTCTCTTCTGATATTTATCTTACTATCAAAGTATTCGCCTGGTTCTACAGAAAGGTCTACCCATCCTCTACCTGTAATTACACCGTCCTTAAAAACACGACTAAATACATTATGTAAAGACTGGCTTTTATCTAAATGATATAAAAGAGAAGTAATTAACTTAGCTTCATTATCATCGTTCATTTCCACGGGTCTGGCACGGTATGATGTTCTGCCTTGCCTTTCAATACCAGTTACTAGGTTCACTTTTGGAAGGATGATGTTGAGCTGAAGGGGAGGACGACCTTCTGCTCTTAGCTTTGATATATCAGCATTATCCCATTGTCCAGTTCCGTACCCACCCGTATAAAAATACATAGATTCTCTTGCAGATTGCATAAATGTCCTATTGCTGCTCTGCATTGCTTGAAATACTTCGTGTAAATATGATAAATCGCTCATGTACCCATCCAACTTGTTGTGCGTTTAAAGAAACTCGGTGTTTTGTACGAGCTTCTGCGTTTCGGTTTATTTGAACCTTCTACCGCATGAACTAAATATCTAACGCAGTCCATAGCGTGGTCATTCTTTTTCACAGGCTCTTCTGGTGCGCTTTTCTCGCTATGCCCATGCTTTAATTCTTTCCATTTGTAATCCATGATCTCGTCTAAGAGAAATCCCATATTCCTAACATCAAAGAACTTTAATTGACAGTGACCGTTCTTATCAGTCGTTAAATAGCGTGCTACCCTGTCAAATCCTGCTCTTTTATCGTTATTAGCTCTCTCCCATTCAATACCATATTCTTCCCACTCATCGGCAATAGAGTAACCGTCCCTCTCTGTTCTATTAATAGATGGATCGGCAATAAACTCATAGTCCATACCAGTCTCTAACCTATCTTCTACCATCGGTACTATCTCATCTATCCTCATCTCATCGCCATAAACAATGTCATAAACAAAGATATTCTTCTCGTCATCTACCGCTGCAAATAAAATGCAGGTCGGATTTTTATAACCATAGTCGTAAACCACATATCTATTCCACCACTTGGGCATTTCAAAGGGTTTTATCACATGAACCTTTTCGTCAAACATCGGATAAACCAAACCTGCAAAATCGTCCCAACTGCAATATACATAGCGATTAACCCACATTTGAGGCATGGAGAGTAAATGTTTGATGTAGTCTGCAGGGAGGTGTGGGTTATCGCTATAAACTCGTACTTCTTCATCTGTCTCAGGAGCAGGGGCATCTGGTGTCCAAGTCCTGGTCTCAATTAATCTATAGTCCCCTTTTGTAACATTCTGTTTTTCTTTATGTTGTTTAAACTTTTTCCATACCCAATCATGTCCTGCAGGGTTACAAGTATGAAAACTGCAACGCATTACACCCTTCTTCCTTAACTGACCTGCTGCAGCAATAAATGTACTCTCTGAAACCTCTTCTAACTGGTCAAAGGCATACCAACCTAGATTCATCGATTTAATACGCTGTATCGAGTCCCTAGAGTCGTCTAAGGCCATATATACAATCCTAGACCCATTCTTAAAGATAATCTCTCTATCTTGAGACCTGTGCTTGGAAACAAAACCACCTGCTAAGTCCAGAAGTTGAATTAGTGTTGATTTCTTGAACGCATCTAATACTTTTCGTCCCATTAGTCCTAAGTTATTCTCGTAAGCTGCACTTTGTTGGATAGCTTCCATGCACATGGCCTCGGTCTTTCCTGTTCCTAAACTGCCTGCAAGCAAGTGATGCTTGCTCCAACCTGTATATAAATGATATTCCTGCTGATGAGGTAATGGATCGGTTGGCGTTCCATCAGGGAACTTATAGGTTACTAAGATGTCATCATTCATGCTGTGTTCTTATATAACTCTTTCCAGTTTATTGGCAAACTACCGTCCGTTTCTAATTGAAATATTTTAATCGCCACATCGACAATTTCTTTAGATTCTACTTTATCTAGTCCGTATAACTCTCGCAATATGTCAAGTAAGAAGTCTCTAGGTGACAAATATTGTATATTTCCTTCATTATCAACTGCATAAGGATAATACCTCATTTGACATTCTTGATCATTTTAGCACGGTCTTTTGGAGTAATTCCTGCTACCATGACATTTACTTGCGTGTTATTGTTTTGCATCCTGTCTCTATATTTGTGGGGGTCTAGGGCCTTTAACTGAAAGATACGCTCTGCAGTATTCTTCCCCTCAGAAGCCTGCTCATACGATAACTTTTCAAGACCATCTAGTCTTTCTTGATTAAATGATTTGCGAAGGACATCAACAGCTTGTGCAAACTGGGGGTCGTTCTTCATCGCATACTGGATACTACCATAGTAATACCCCATCTTATTCGCCGCTATCGAAGGAAATCCGTGGCACTCTACCATTGTCTTTAAAAAGGCATCTTTCTTATCTTCAGTAAAGCGTACCTGTTTACCTGTGTCGATCTGTAGAGTCTTTAAGAAATTGGCATAATATTCGTTGTCGTGAAGGTTTTTGACCGCCTTTTTGACAGCTGACTTCTCCATTTCCTTCGTTGATTTTTTTCTGTGTGCGTCCTTCAAATTGGTGTAAATATATATTACAAATATCATTACATAAAAGTTATAATCCTTGTTATTGCGACATTTACAAAAGAGATGTTTTGCTGAGAAATATGTACGGGTGATAACATATATACCCCTCGCCTCGCAGATTGTCGGGTATGGGGGGGGGTGGTGTCCCTCGATAAAGCGTCCGCCCCACCTCGCAACACCTTATAAATATTTAAATCAATTCTATTTCTGCCGTCCCTTTTATATCTATTTATTACTGCATTTACAAGCGATCATATCACATAATACTTTATAGTTTATCCCCTCAGCTTGTTACTATCATTACATATAGGATTACATTTATTTTATTGTAATCATTACTTTTGTTAGTAAGTTTAGGCAGTCAAATAATCACAAACATATACGCTTGAGGAGGCAATATGAACATAAAAGTCAATCAAAAAAAGCAAGTCAAGAATTGGAACGACACTTGCTTAAATATATATCATAGAGTTAATAAAAATAGTGTTGTAGTAGAACATATATATAGATATGCGCCCACTATTAAAAAAACAATGTCATATAAAAAGTTCCAAGAATGGCAGAATGATATTAAGAGAGATGAAACTCTTTTTAAAGGGGAAAAGTAGGATGAGGGATACTAAAAAACTATATGTAACAATGACAGACAGATTTATGTCGGGCTGGGGATTAGTAGATAATAAGATAAATAAATTAGTCTTTGAATGTGATAATTACCTAGAGGCTAGGAAGTTACAAGGCTATGCAGAAACAAGAGAAGAAATGAAACATATTTCAATCTGTTGTAATTACCCAAAGCACTTTTTTAATAACTCTAAATACTTTGCACAACTAAAAACTAAAGCAGATTACCCAATGTGGTATGGCTTGAAAGGATAATAAAACAATGAAGAAAATAATAACATTAAAAGCAAATGATTCAGTCTTTGAATATTCAGAGAAACCAAAGGAACTAAAAAGACTATTAAATGAAATTGAATTTCAAGCTGAAGAAATTGGTTTAGGTAGTTTAGATAATCCAAGACCTGCAAGTAAACATAAACTAGGAATGCAATATAAAATTATCATTAAGAGGAATGACAAAGAAATAGATTTTGATTTTACAGAGTCTATTTATTCCACTTGGGGAGATGGTCGAACATTTCAGAGTAAGGAGAATTATTTTATGATTCAAAGACCTTACAAGCAAGTAAAAGATCTTTTATATAGCGTTCTAGCGTGTTCTAGGATGGATTATTATATAGATACAGACTTTGACTCATTTTGTGATGATTTCGGTTATGATAAACACGATAAAAGCGGAATAAAATGGAATGAAAAAACAAAGAAATTACACTATAAATGTATCAAGCAATCATTACTATTAAAAGAAATATTCTCAGAAGATGAGATTGAATACTTACCAAACTAAAGGAGCGTAAACAATGAAGAAATATCCATATCAAATATTATTAAATAATAGACCTTATGCGCATGATTTAGAAAATGAATTTGATAATGATAAGGCAGATAATAGCATGGATTGGTGGGAGGAGAAAAAGCCATTAGAAGTAATTGCAGCTATCCAAGAAATACATGATAGATATAATAGTGGTTCGGGATGGACTTGGGGAGAATGTAAAGAGTCGAAAAGAAGAGAACAAAAAGCATTAAAGAAAGTAATAAACCATGCTAAAAAACAATATCGTAAACATTACACCAAGCCTAAAGCAATCAAACTTACGGGTAATATGGTAGAAATAGACATAAGTGAGGAGGCTCAATAATGCACCTAGAAATCATTTTAATCTGTGGACTAATACTAAGTCTACAACAATTAAAAATCATTGATTTAAAAGAAGATTTAAACCAATGGAGAGAAACTAGTTTATTAAACCAACGAGAGAGGCAAGTAAAATGAAAATAATGAATGTGCATAAATATATAATTACAGGTCGCTATTCAAATAATGAAAATGAAACTATAATTCGTAATTATTCTAATAAACTAAGTGTAAATCGATTAAACGAAGAATTACATGATATATGGGATTGTAATGATATTGAAAATAGTACAGAGGTTTACATAGTGTCTATCGTAATGGTTTGGGTAGAAAATAACGAATTACAATCTCAAATATTAGATTCAAGAGATGGTATAAAATATTTTTTTGAGGTAAACAAATGACCAAAATAAAAGATATTGGTAATCTTTGTACAAGCTGCCACAAAGATACAAGTTTTGGAAGTGGTTTGTATGTAAACAGAATACCATCAGAGACTAGCACAGAAATAGGCTATATGTGTGCAGATTGTCAAATGTATGATTGTGATAGGTGTGATAAACCTATTGGATGCGATGAAGATATTTATCTTGAATCTATGTGTGAAAGAGTTCACGAAGATTGTGCAACAAAAGAAGAATTAATTAATCAACAACTATTAGAGGCATAAAATGAGCAAAATAAAAGAATATCATCTAAAACTAGATGAAGAAGAGACTAGAGAAGAGCGTAGAAAGGCTTTATTTGGTCGTATGTGTGGCAATCCATTAGTAAGTAAGGCCTACTATGGCTTAAAGAGAAAGAAGAGGGATTAAATGAAGTATATATCTTATGGTGTTGGTGGTATGTGGTATGAATGGACAAATTTTGAAGAGATGCTAGAATACTACAAAGGGTATCCTCAAGATAGATGGACTTGGTTTATAGAAAAGGAGAGGGATTAAATGAGTAAATACGAAATACTTATAGCTGAAACTCGTGCTATAACTTACTTAGTAGAGGCAAAAAGCAAAGAGGATGCTGAAAAAAAATATTGGAATGATGAAGAGGGTGTAGAGCTTGAAAGAGATAAGTGTGTAGAGTCATACATAAATGAAATAAATGAGGTAAATAATGGCATTTAAAGTTTATTACAGACATATAACTGGAGATGTTGATCTTTGTGATACAACAGATTTAACACCTGAAGAATGGGTAAAAAATAATAATGAAGAAAGATGGCGAGACAATGCTAGTGGTTGCGATAAAAGATTTGGAGATATGGAAGAACATAATGAAAAAGAATGTATGTGTATTGAGGATATAGATGACTTTGAATTTGTTTACACAAAGGAGAGCGAATAATGAATATAGGAGGTGATATATCGCACAATAAATGCGATGAATGTAATTCATTCCTAGTCTTTAACGAGTTTGGGGATGGTAGTAGTGATAACTCGCAGCTAGAAGAAGTC